TAATTGATAAATATATAATTAAGAGATAAATTATGCCAGTAAAACAAGACTCAATCAACCGTGAATTATATGGAATGCTAAAAAGTCGTGGATATCGCCCGGACATGTTTACCAGTGCCGGAAAGAAAGTAGCTATTCCTGATGAAGCAGAAGCATTTCAATTTGACTTCATTAAAGACGGGGAAAACTACGGAAAAGTCACTGTTACCGTAGACGGATTACATAGACTTATTATCTATTACGGTGATGATGTTGAGGCTAGTCCTAAAGCAGATAGCCATGACAGTGAGAGTTTTAATAGTTTAAGAAAACACTTAAAAAGATTCGCAAAGAGTAAACAACTTGGATTTGAACTAAGCGATATTGATGATTTGGAGCCCGATATGGCAAAACGTGAACACAATCAAAAAGACAAATTAGCCGAAGGCTATTACGCTATGGGTAAAGCAAAAAGCTATAGCGACAATGTACCTTCAACAAAAATCATTCTTCAACATAGTAGACAAATTGAAGAAGGTGAGAAAAGATATAGAAACATCGCTAAGATTTTCGTAGAGAACACACAGGGTGAAAGATTCTTAGTTCCTACAAACAAGCCAGGATTAGCACGTGTATATGCTAGACACATCGCAGAAGGCGGAACACCTTATGATGAGCGTGGTCAACATATCACTAATATTTGTGAAGAATACAGTAAGATGGCAGGATTTGTTCGTGCCACAAAGAATAAGCAATTTAATGAATCAGTTCAACAATTGATAAGTGAAGGAATTAACCATTATGGTAGTTTGCGTGAAACATTACATAAAATGGCAGGCAAGCGAGGATACAGAGAATATTTTGAAAATTATACACCTGCATTAATGGAAGATGAAAACGTATATGATTTAAGTGAAATGTTTATGCAAAGTTCACTTGATCCACGCATTGAATCAGTAATGCCAATATTAGGTAAACTAAACAAAAACATTAGTGAAACAAAATTAAAAGAAGTAGATGAATTATCTGAATGGGCTAATGATGTAATAGAAGGCATTGTTGCATCACCTACTATGACTGCACCTAAAGTTAAAAAAATAGCTGAAACTGATATGGAAGAAAATGATGATGGTAATTTTGGAAAACTTCCAGCTTCTCAACAAGCATCACCTCAAGCAGTTCAACAGGCTAAAGATATTATTCAACAAAAAGCAGACCAGAACATTATAGGTATGGCTAACATAACAGGAACTATTCCTGAACCATTAAAGACTGAAGGCAAAGACGATGACGATGACGAAGATGATGGACTAATTGCTGGTCGTTATACCCAAGACGAATGGGATGCTATGTTGAATCGTGTTAAACAATTAGCACATAAGCAAGAAGCTGAAAAGGCTAAACAACAAGATAAAGATTTGGGTGAAGGGCTAGATAGCGACCAAGAGGCAGCAGGTCAATTAGGTCCTACTGAGAAAGTTAAAAATAACAATATCGGTAAACTAGTTGGTGCAAATGAAAGTGTTGACCCAGAATTAATACACATCAAACGACTATCCGGTATTTAAAAGGGTAAATTAAACCGCACTTTTTTGTGCGGTTTACCACATCTGGCATAAATACTATTGACATATACAGAAAGTATGCTAAACTATCTTGTATGTTAGTTGTCTCATAGGGAGACAGCGAATAATAAACAGAGACCATCTCAATTTTATAAGGAAAAATATTATGGCATCATTAGCAGACATTCGTGCTCGTATCGCGGCACAAGAAAACAAGTCAGGGAACAACGGTTCTACAAAACAATCTGACAACTCAATCTACCCCCACTGGAATATGGACGAAGGCACAACAGCGTCAATTCGTTTCTTGCCAGATGCAAACGGTAACAACACGTTCTTTTGGGTAGAACGTCAAATCATCAAACTACCATTCAATGGTGTTAAGGGTGATCCAAACGTAAAGCAAATTCAAGTACAAGTACCATGCGTTGAAATGTACAACGATGGATCTTCTTGTCCAATCTTGGCAGAAGTTCGTCCATGGTATAAAGACGAAAGTTTGAAAGAAATGGCAAACAAATATTGGAAGAAGCGTAGTTATATTTTCCAAGGTTTTGTTCGTCAAAATCCAATTGGTGATGATGCTACTCCTGCGAATCCAATTCGTAAGTTTATCATCAGTCCACAAATCTTTACAATCATCAAATCAAGTTTGATGGATCCAGAAATGGAAGAATTGCCAACTGACTTTATGCGTGGTCTTGACTTCAACGTTAAGAAAACAACTAAAGGTGGTTATGCTGACTACTCAACTAGTAGTTGGGCACGTAAAGAATCAGCATTGACACAACTTGAACAAGATGCGATTGCCGCACACGGTTTATTTGATTTGACAGATTTCTTGCCTAAGAAACCCGGTGAAGCAGAATTACGCATTATGAAAGAAATGTTTGAAGCAAGCGTAGATGGTAAGCCTTACGACAATGAGCGTTGGGGTAATTACTTCCGTCCATATGGTTTAGAAGCACCTGCAGGAACGACAGCGGTACAACCAACAGCTACTACTGAAACTAGAGCACCCGCGACTGCACCCGTAGCAGAGTCTGCACCATTTGATACGGACGAGCCTGAATCAACATCTACTCCAATAGTAGTTCCACAAGCTCCTAGTAGTGATAAAGCACAAGACATTCTTGCAATGATTCGTGCTAGACAAGCAAAGACTGCTTAATGTAATAGAGAACGGGAAACCGTTCTCTCCTAAGGGAGAATACTATGACATTACCAGACGAAAGATACCGAGCAATTAAGCAGGGTAAAAAACTATTAGAAGAACTATGTGATCCAGGTAAAACACCTAGGGTCCCTAGCATAGTCCGAGACAGGGCAAGAGCCGCTTTGCGTCATTATCCACATGATTATGAAATTGATACAATAGCACAAAATTGTCCTGAGTTGTTAGATAAAGAACCGTTTAGTGTTGATAAACTAAACAAACATATTGGAGAGAAAATTGGCAAAACCATTTGATGTATCAAAATTTAGAAAAGAAATTACAAAAAGTATAGAAGGATTAAGCATTGGATTTAATGACCCTACTGACTGGGTTTCAACAGGAAATTATGCTCTTAATTATCTCATTAGTGGTGATTTTAACAAAGGTGTTCCTTTGGGAAAGGTTACTGTATTCGCTGGTGAATCTGGTTCCGGAAAAAGTTATATTTGTTCTGGCAATCTTGTTCGTCACGCTCAGGAACAAGGCATATTCGTTGTTCTTGTGGATAGCGAAAATGCGTTAGATGAAACATGGTTGCATAATCTTGGTGTTGACACCGCAGAAGAAAAATTGTTAAAATTAAATATGGCTATGATTGATGACGTAGCCAAGACAATCAGCAAATTTATGGCTGATTATAAAACATTGCCTAGCGATGACAAACCCAAAGTGTTGTTTGTTATTGATAGTTTAGGAATGTTATTGACACCAACTGACGTTAACCAGTTTGATGCAGGTGATATGAAAGGTGATATGGGTCGTAAACCTAAAGCACTCACATCACTTGTTCGTAACTGTGTCAACATGTTTGGTAGTCACAATGTAGGATTGGTTGCTACTAATCATACGTATGCATCACAGGATATGTTTGACCCTGACGATAAAATCTCAGGTGGACAAGGTTTTGTGTACGCAAGTTCAATTGTTGTTGCTATGAAGAAACTCAAATTGAAAGAGGATGAAGATGGTAACAAGATTAGTGATGTACGTGGTATTCGTAGTGCATGTAAAATTATGAAAACACGTTATGCTAAACCTTTTGAAAGTGTTCAAGTTAAGATTCCATATGATACAGGTATGAGTCCATATAGCGGTCTTGTTGACTTGATTGAAAAAGCAAACATGCTTAAAAAAGAAGGCAACAGTTTGGTATACACAACCGAAGATGGCGAAATTATTAAGAAATTTCGCAAAGCATGGGAAAGTAATACTGATGGTTGCTTAGATAAAGTAATGATTGAATATCAATCAAAACCGGGCAAAACGATAAGTAATCTAGTAGCAGAAGGAGAACCCACAGAATGAGTTTAGATTTTGTTTCGGAAGTATGGGACGCACTGCGTGACCATATTGACCTTAATGAGCGTATGACAGCGGCTGACACTTTGGTTAATCTTTTAATTGATAACAATTATGAAGTCGAAGAAATCAAAGAAGCATTTAGAGACAAAGATATAACCAGAGCATTGAAAGATTATGCTAAGGAACATTTTGTTGAAGAAGAATACGAAGAAGACCAAGACGAAGACCAAGACGAAGATTGGAATTAAATGTCATCAAATTGGTACACAAGGATCACTTACGACCTTAGTGTGATACCCGATTTCATTACCCATTATGAATCAGAAATGATTTCTGCTAAACAAGATGTTAGGATATATGGGAATGTTGAAAAAAACATAAGTGCCCTACCGGGTATCACAGAACAGAGGTTCAACCAGCTACAAGAGATTGAGGCTGTGTTGAATTATTTGAACATTCAACTCAGGAAAATTCGCCGAAAACATTTTCAAAAATATTTAGAAGCGTATAATAGAGCATTGACAAGTCGGGATGCTGAAAAGTATGTTGATGGCGAACAAGAAGTGATTGACTTTGAAACACTTATCAATGAAGTAGCATTACTACGCAATAGATGGTTAGGCATTATGAAGGCTTTGGATAGTAAGAATTTTATGTTAGGGCATGTAGTTCGCTTAAGAGCAGCCGGCATGGAAGATATATCATTGTAAATTAACGGAAAGAGATAACATGACACGTATCACAAAATCATTATTTGGATCAAACGGTAGCAACATTAATAACATTCAATTACACTCTATAACAAATGGTGCTAATGATTGGTTATTGGGCATGACCGACGTACACCCTGAAGTTAAAAAATATGAGATGTTTGAATCTCCTGAAGATACTTTGGCATTAAGTATCGCATGGAAGCGTTTACGTGATAATAACAAGGCCAATGATATTGGTAAATTACTTGATAGAAAGTTGTTCGATCATATTAAGCAAGAAGATAAAGACAAGGCAAATGAGATCCGTGACTACTACAGCAAAAAAGTTATGATGTGGAAATTGAAGGGTGATGGTAAACTTACTCCTTATCGCAACGACATGAATCAGTTTGTACATAGTAATGGATTGGTAGTAAAAGAAAACATGTTTGGTTTGATTTACTATTTGCCTATTTTTTATGAGTATGATTTGAATTTAGATAGTGTTCGTGGTCAAGTCAATATAAATCAAAAATTTAAAAAACTTGATGATGAACGTAAACCACATATGTTAGTTATCACAGAAGATTTGACACCTATTACAAAATTCAAAAAGCACAATAAAAAAGGTACAACAACACAATATTGGTTGAAAGATGCTACTATGAATGCTGGTGTTATGATATCAGTAGATAAAGGCAACAGTTTAGAACACTTGTGGGAGTATATGTTTGATAATGAAAAAGTATTAAAAATCAAAGGTAGATATATCCGTCGATATATTGACGATTTTGAATACTATAGTGTTGATAATTGGGAACTTGCTAGAGGTTGACAATAAATCCAACTGGCTATATAATACGTGTATTAATCAAATAAAGG